CTTTATTGGCAACTTATGTCACCAGTACAGGTGATATACAAGCAGCAAACAACAACCCTAGTTAATGAATTTCTACACGGACGTGTTACTTCTCGGTGATGATATCCTCTACCGAGGGTATGAGGACGGTCGACCTGTCCAATATCGTGAGAAATCACGTCCCACTTTATATTTTGTACCCGAGGATCAATCCAAGAAATCAAAGTGGAAGACACTTGATGGAAGGTATGCTCATCCCAAACGCTTTGGTGGTGCTAGGGAAGCAAGAAACTTTATCCAACAGTATGAGAACGTAGATGGATTAGAAGTTCATGGTTATGATAGATTTTCATATCAATTCATTGCTGAGAAGTTTCCTAACACAGTTAACTTCGATATGGATGTGATGAAGATCTATGCTATTGACATCGAAGTCAAATGTGAAAACGGTTTCCCTAATGTAGAAGCAGCAGCGGAGGAAATGCTCTGTATTACTATCAAAGACATCATGTCTAAGAAAGTAATTACATGGGGAACTAGGGAGTTCGTTGCTAAGGACACAGAGTACAGAACATTCTGGTCTGAACAAGCAATGTTAGAAGACTTTATCACATGGTGGTGTGATAACACTCCTGACGTTATTACTGGATGGAACTGTCAACTGTATGATATTCCATACCTCTGTCGTCGTATCACCAGAGTGCTTGGAGAGAAATGGAAGAAGTCACTTTCACCTTGGAACGGTGTTCTAGAACGTGAAGTCTTCATCAAAGGACGTAAACAGATTGCTTACGACATTCGTGGAGTAGCAGTTCTTGATTACTATGATCTCTACCAGAAGTTTACATACTCAGCGAAAGAATCCTATCGCTTAGATCACATAGCATTTGTTGAACTAGGTGAGAAGAAACTTGATCACTCTGAGTTTGAGAACTTCAAGGCATTCTATACAGAGAACTGGCAGAAGTTTGTCGAGTACAACATCAAAGACGTTGAACTTGTTGACCGCTTGGAAGACAAGATGAAACTGATTGAGTTGGCATTGACATTATCATATGACGCTAAGGTTAATCTTACTGATGTATATTCACAGGTTAGAATGTGGGATACTCTCATATATAATGACCTGTCTAAGAGAAACATTGTTGTTCCTCCTAAGGTAAGCACAGAGAAGAATGACCAGTATGCAGGAGCATATGTAAAGGAACCTGTCCCTGGAATGTATGACTGGGTGGTGTCCTTTGACCTTAACAGTCTGTACCCCCACCTCATCATGCAATACAATATCTCTCCTGAGACATTGGTTGAAAGAAGACACCCGACCGTTAGTATCGAGGCTATACTTGAACAGAACATAAACCTTGATGGTGACTATGCTGTATGTGCCAACGGTGCACAGTATAGAAAGGACATTCATGGTTTTCTACCAGAGATGATGCAAAGGATCTACGATGAACGTAAGATCTATAAGTCAAAAATGCTCAGAGCAAAACAAGATTATGAATCACAACCAACCGTGGCACTCGAAAAAGATATCGCAAGATTCAATAACATTCAGATGGCACGAAAGATCCAACTCAACTCTGCCTATGGTGCAATCGGAAACCAATACTTCCGATACTACAACTTGGCAAATGCTGAGGCAATTACCCTCTCTGGTCAGGTGTCGATTCGTTGGGTAGCAGATAGAGTTAATGAGTATCTTGGTAAAGTATTAAAAACAAATGATGACTACGTTATTGCTAGTGATACTGATAGTATCTACCTCCACTTGGGTCCTTTGGTCGAAAAGATATTCGAGGGCAGAGAGAAAACTCATGAAAGCATTGTCACGTTCCTTAATAAGGTCTGTGAAGTGGAACTTGAGCCTTATATTGAGAGTTCTTACCAAGAACTGGCGGACTACGTTAACGCATACGACCAAAAGATGATCATGAAAAGGGAGACCATTGCCGATCGTGGTGTATGGACTGCCAAGAAGAGATACATACTTAATGCTTGGGATATTGAGGGTGTTAGGTTCGCTGAACCTAAGTTAAAGATCAACGGTATCGAAGCAGTCAAGTCATCGACCCCTGCACCATGTAGGGATGCTATTAAAGAAGCACTCAAACTTATAATGAGTGGTACTGAGGAACAAGTCCAGACTTACATCACTCAGTTCAGAAAAGAGTTCGAGAAGATGCCTCTCGAAGACGTTGCTTTCCCTAGAAGTTGTAACAACATAGGTAAATTCTCGTCTCCAAGAACCATCTACGGAAAAGGATGCCCCATGCACGTTCGTGGGTCTTTGATGTATAATTATTATGTCAAACGTATGAAGTTAGAGCACAAGTATCCTCTCATTCAAGAGGGTGAGAAGATCAAGTTCATCCACTTGCAGATGCCTAACAGAACAGGGGAGAATGTTATGTCATTCTTCCAAACTATGCCAAAGGAATTTGACATACACTCTGCTGTCGACTGGGACATGCAGTTTGAAAAAGGTTTCCTTAGTCCAGTCAAGTTTGTTCTTGATGCTATCGGTTGGGAACCAGTTAAACGTAACACATTGGAGTTTTTATTCGCATGAGTTTTCTTAAAGATGTCGTAAAGGACATTGGTAATGAGTATGCAGGCATCGTTAGTGACGGTGTATCAGCAGGAGACGTTCAGTCTTTTATTGACACAGGAAGTTATGTGTTTAATGCAGTAGTTTCTGGGTCTATCTTTGGTGGTCTACCATCTAATAAGATCACTGCTATTGCAGGAGAGTCTAGTACAGGTAAGACATTCTTTTGTCTGAGTGTAGTCAAGCATTTCTTAGAGATAAATCCTGATGCAGGAGTTGTATACTTCGAGTCAGAGTCTGCTATCTCAAAGGATATGATTGAGTCCAGAGGTATAGATTCTAACCGTATGATCATAGTTCCTGTTGTAACAGTACAGGAATTTAGACAACAAGCAATTAAGATTATTGATAAATACTTGGCACAGAAGGAAGAGGATCGTAAACCTCTAATGTTCTGTCTTGATTCTTTGGGTATGCTTTCTACTTCTAAGGAAGTTGATGATACTGAGCAAGGTAAAGACACCAGAGACATGACCCGAGCACAGGTTGTCAAGTCTATCTTCCGAGTTCTGACACTGAAACTAGGTAAAGCAAACGTACCTATGTTAGTTACTAACCACACCTATGACGTGGTTGGATCTTATGTTCCCATGAAAGAAATGGGTGGTGGAAGTGGTCTTAAATATGCAGCAAGTACAATCATCTATCTCTCTAAGAAGAAAGAGAAAGATGGTACAGAAGTGATTGGTAATATAATTAAATGCGAGACTAAGAAGTCTCGATTCACTAAGGAGAATGTTAAAATTGAAACTCGTTTATTCTATGATGAACGCGGATTGGACAGGTACTTTGGACTTCTGGAACTGGGTGAGAAACATGGAGTCTTTGAAAGAGTTGGTACTCGCTATCGTATTGGTGAAAGTAATGTCTTCGCTAAGTCTGTTCTTGCTGATCCGAGCAAATACTTTACAGAAGAAGTAATGGAGAAGTTGGATGAAGCAGCAGGAAAGGAATTTACTTATGGATCTTGACAAATACGTTAGAGTATATGATAATATACTTGACACAAATCTTTGTCGAAACATCCTCGCATCCTCTAAGGATATAGAGTGGGAGAGATGGGACCGTGGTGGACGTCCACAGTTTGATCAGTTTAACATGACTGCTCATGCTGAATCGACAGATCATCCCAATGATATCTGGAACATAATCCATGCACAGATTATAGAGTCAGTTAAATCAGTCTCTAACAAGTACATGGAAGATGTCCAGTGCCAACAACAATGGCCATATCAAAACGCACTGGAACAGGTGAGACTTAAACGCTATCAGGTTGAAAAGTATGATAGGTTTGATCACGATGCAGACGTAGGGGACTACGCTACTGCTCGTAGATTCCTTGCGATGTTCTTCTATCTAAATGATGTGGAGAAAGGTGGAGAGACCACATTCCCTGGTCGTTCTATCCAACCAAAAGAAGGTAGGTGCTGTGTATTTCCTCCGATGTGGATGTTTCCACACACAGGGGTTGCACCTATTACAAATGACAAATACATTATAGGAACTTACTTACACTACGTCTAATGCAAAAGATCGAAGAGATCACAGTCAGTAAACTAATCACAAGTGAGGGGTATACTCGTAAGGTATTACCATTCATCAAAGAAGATTACTTTGA